AGTAGCAGCTTGCTTCTTTTCAGGTGTTTCTTTACCGATAATCTGGGTCTTTACCGGGCCGGCTGCCGGGAAAGTACTCATCATTACTTCGGCCTGAAATTTAACTACCGCCTCTGACAATAAAGGGTGATAAACCCCGCAGGCTCCAATCCAAGGATCAGCCCGCTCCTCAATCTTCATTCCCAAAAGCTCAAGCCCGTCAACGTAAGTCTGCATCCAGTCTTTACGAGAGTTAATGTCTTCGTCAAAATCACTTAGTAGGTCAGAGACTAAACCAGAAACAACATCGTCAGGCAAATGCTCAACAAGGTTGGCATCAAAGTCATCTTCAACGCTACCGATCTCAATCTCAATGTCGCCAGTCTTAATAGTTACTGACTCTGGATCTTCAATCTCAATCTCAATGTCGGGCTCAGCCAGTGACTCAATGCCCATAGGAGCGGCGTATAGTGATTTTTCAATGGACATATCAATCCTTAGTAATAAGATGTCTTGCGCCTGAAAGCGCGGATCTCGTCTTGTTCATCTGTCTGCAAACGAATAAAGCCGCCTTTTCTGAACCTGATTAATGCCTGGGTAGCGGAGTCAACCAAGTCATCATTCTCTGCGTTAGGGAAAGCGGCCATCTCTTCTATTAGCTCATCGGCCCATCTTGTAGACGGAGCCCATACCTTTCCACTAGCAAACAGATCAGCTACAGAGTTAATCCTTACCATCTTATCATTACCCCTGCTGGGCGTAAACTCTTGGACGGGGATCCCCATAGCCCGCAACTCAAAGATTAACGGCGCACCAGAGGCCTTGGCCTCAACAACAAACGCATCCGGCTCCCACTGCTTATAGTGGTTAAAGGCTTTTTCCTTTAGCTCAGGGAACTCCATCCGGCGCTTAAAAGAATCCAGCAAAATAATATTGGCGTCGTTGGGGTTCTCGTTAATATAAAAAACACCCCAGGTAGTACAAGCCGAATAGTCGGACCGCTCTGTCTTTAAGAACGCGGTATCCCAACTCTGGATAATGAACTCACACCTGGGTGGGTCTTCGTTCTTCCATTCCTTCCACCACTCCCGCTTAACAATTGCCCCTTGCTCTGAGGTCGGGCTTTGTTGATACTGGGCGTTCCATTTTGAGACTGGCAGTTCAGAACGTAGAGCCTCCAGTTCTTCAAGGCTCCAAAATTCAGGCCATAAGGGTTTGTCGCTGGGCAGTATCGCGGGGAAGTCGATTACCTCCCACTCGTCGTTCCCGTCCTTCTCTACAGAAGACTGAAGAATCCGGCCCGTCAGATCTCTCTTAGCCCAGCGGGTCATAACTACAACGATAGACCCTCCAGGCTGTAGACGCTGCCTAGGTCCAGATGTGTACCACTCGTAGACTTTGTCAAAGACAGAAGCATCCCCGGCGGCTAAAGCAGCCTCTTGCTCAGAGTGTGGGTCGTCAATGATAAGTAAGTCCGCGCCCTTACCCGTCACCGTCCCCCCAACCCCGATAGCAAAGTATTCCCCATCCTTATTAGTAGACCAACGTCCAGCCGCCTTACTGTCCTGCCTCAAATTAACATTGGGAAAGATCTTGGCGTACTGCTCGCTTCCCACAAGGTTCCTTACCTTCCTACCAAAGCCCACCGCAAGCTCAGCCGTATTAGATGTCTGGATGATCTTCTTGTTAGGGTATTTACCTAGGAACCAAGCCGGCAGCATGTAGCTGGCAAACTCTGACTTCGTATGCCGGGGTGGCATGTTAATGATCAGGCGCTTAATCTTCCCCGAAGCAATCTCCTCAAACTTCCTAGCCATCACCTTATGGTGTCTTCCGTTTATAAACCCCGGCCACATCGAGTGAACAAACTTCAGGAAGTCTACCTGCGCCTCTTCCCTGGTCAAAGAAGCCCGGTACTCATCTAGCTCGTCAAAGAAAGCCTCCTGCTCATTAACAGGCAAAAGCTCTATCGCCTTACTGATAGCGTCAATGTTCATTTACCACAAGGCCCAAGAGCCGCAAGGTAGTCTTCATCCGTAGGCATGTCCACAGGTTCTTCATCAGTCTTTTTAGGATCGCTCATATATTCCTCATTGATAAATAACTAGGCCGAACACTACGGGCGCTCTTACTCACCCGCTTACATATCCCAAGGTCACAAAGCTTCTTAACCACCCTATGAACATTACCACGCCCCTTATCCCCAGTCTGGTACATGATGTCATCTATAGACGGCCCATAACCAAAGTTCTTCCAGTACTCATCTATCACCAAAAAAACCGTCCGCTGCTTCTCAGTCATAAGGTACTCCTTCTTCTTTACCACATAAGGCTCTTTAGGATATAACAACTCTAACTCCTGTTAATGTTCTTTTAACTTTACCAGCTGTTAATGTTCAGGAACGTATGTCCAGTAGATGATAGGAGTCTCCGGCCCAAGGTAAGCACCCTCTACATTAAAAGAAATGTACTCGCGAGCATCTTCTTCAGTCATGCCCTTACGCATAAGTACCCTAACCATCCTATACCCATCATATACAGCCTTCTCAACCAAAGACATCCCCACCCCAGTAGGTACCCATACTTCAGCTACACCCATCAACGCTTTGTGAAATCCATCAAACTTTAACATCTGTTAATGTTCCTTAATTTTTACAAACTCTAACAAAAATATATACCCCCCCACCCTTTTCTTACAGAAACACAAGGGGGGCTATTCGTCAAAATCATCCACTATCTCTGGTTCTGTTAATGTTGTAGGGGGGCTACGTTCTACTTGAGATCGTTTGTGTGGAATAGTATGTGGAGGGTCAGCCGGCCCCGGCAGGCCCGATAGCGGGGGTGCCCCTATGGTGGGTGTGCCGCTAGAGCCATCGTTGACCTCCGTCTTGGCTGTGCGTATCTCTGCCAGCAGGTCTAGTGCATCATCTGCCTTCACATCTGCATCTACTGTGATAGTCTGTAGCCGTGAGAGTAGCCGCGTCCTGATATCCTCGCTGCGGTTAACTGTGGTGACCTCCTTGCGCTCAACCCACGCGCCTACGTCATAGAGAGAACCCAAGAGTTTCAAGCATTGAACCCTACTAGCTGGGGGAAAGTTATCGTCTAGTGAGTGCTGGACTAGCTGCTGGACGAGGAGAGCCTTCAATTGAGTCGGGGTTCGGTGTTTCTCGGCCTCTATTGCTATCTTGTAGGCCTCTATCTCGCGTTTGACCCTAGCATCTGCTGCCAGCTTGTATGGTGCCGTCACTATCGTGCTGGGTGCTGGATTGGCGTTATAGACATCCCTGTATGCTTTTGCCTTGCTAGTACCCATAGCTACTGACTCTGCGAACTTACGCATCTTGGGAGTGATGCTGGGTTTCTTCCCTGTGCCGCTGCTTAGTAGCGTTTCTATGGGAATCGTATCCAGCCCTTGACGTATCTGCGCCCTTGTTAGTTTCTGTGTTGTCTGTTTAGCCATGTTTGTTACTGCCTATGTCTTTAGTGACTAGCCGGTATGAATTGAGAACGCGCCGAATATACCACGGCCTTGCAGTCTATGCCGCAGCCTGGACAACCCAACCCGCCCGAAAATATTTTTGCCGGCCTGTTGAACTTTAACAAAATCTATGTTCAAATATCAGACATGGCCTCAATCAACGCCATGTGTAGCAACCAACCTAGGAGAGAAAGATGAACATTCAGACAGAGATAGCAGCAATGAAGAAGTGGTGCGAAGAGAACTACTCCAACGGAGCAGACACGATGGTGGAGTGCTGGGCTGACGAGGATTACGCCAAGCTATTCACCAACCACGAAGGCAAGCCCTTGGGTAAGCGTGCTGCTTGGAGAACCCTCAAGGATGTGGCTGAAGTCTACGCTGAGCGCCAAGCGGATGCCGAGTACTACCGCGAGAACTGGTAAGAACAACTGATGAGCCTTCAATAGGCGAAACCGGCCTCGCGCCGGTCTTGTTCAACATTAACAGGAGTTAAAGTTTATGCTAACCGACCACAAAAACGACCTTTTCGCTACCCACCCAAACATGAATTCTGCCCTTGTTTACGTCAATGAACTATGTTCCGCTGCCGCCAACAGTAGCGACTCTATCGCTATCCGTACCGCCGCACAAATCACCCTCAATACTGCCATCGAACTGCACCGCGCAGAAAAGAAGGTGCTGGTGGACAAGATTAACGAGATGAGTGCTCGCGCAAACCCAGTTACCGCCCTCATGTCGCTGGTGCGTGAGCAAGTGCGCGAAGCAATCGCTGAGCAAGATGTAGGCGAACTGATTGAAAACTGGATGGCTGACAACCTAGATGACAAGATACAAGATTGGAACAACGAAAACGTGGACATTGAAAATGCCGTGGAGGAGTACATGGAAAAGAATTCAGTCATGGAAGACCTGATTTCAGAAAAAATCGGCAGCTTTTTCGGTAACAACACCTTCACCATAGAGCCGCGCTAGTGCAGTCTGTAAGCCCTGCTAGTCAGGGTTTACGGGCCACCATTGGCCGAACTAACCAAGGAGTTTTCATGTTTAACTTAAACGATATCAACGCTATAGAGTCAGACGAGGACGTTAGCGAACTGGACTACCACCTGTCAGTACAACGCGCTATCAATAGCGGTATGTGGAGCCTACAAGGCAGTTACGGCCGCACAATGATGCAGGCCATCGAGAACGGCCAATGTATGTTAGGTGCCAATTCCGCCCGTGACTACTACGGCAACCGAATCCCTAGCCGCACCGAAGTACAGCAAGGCACCAAGGGAAGTTACGACTTTGTCCTAGCCGCGATGGGTGAAGAGTGGGCAAACGAAATGGCAGGAGCGTAATCATGGACAAGACCCTAATTGCCTACGATATCGGCTGTGCCGTACTAGCCACTATCTTCATTTACCTCGGCATGACCAACGATGGCCTACTGTTCAAGTTAGCCCTGTTGTGGGGTGGTGTGCTTGCCGGTTACGTTATTACCACCTATTTAAATTTGGAAGCAGTATGAAGATTTATCTATTTTCTGATGCCGAAGTGTGGCATCGTGAAA